CGCTCTGTTTAACACTACGTTCGGCCCCATATACATCGTACGGGTACTCTGGCGAAGTGTATTCAGCAAATACCTGCGCCAACAACCGTAACTCTTGTTTTTGAGCATAGTGCAGCCGCTTATGCACCGCCGACATAATACGCGCCCCGCGCTCCAACACGGCTATTGTAGTACCTACTGGTACTTCCTGATTACCTTCGGCCATACCTAAATCAGTTGTGCCGACAAATTTTTCAGCCGCTGTGATACAAAAACCCATCAACTGATACAGGGTTGCGCTTGGCTCCTTATACGGCAAAGGCAATAGGCTTTGGCTTAAATCACCTCCGGGAGCGTCAACATCGCGCCATTCTCCAGGTTGAATTGGTGAATCTTGATCCTGAATGCGTAGGCCCTTGGCCTTGAACCCTCCCGGAAGATTGCTTAACGTACCTGCATCAATCAACTGCCGCAGTAATGATGTGCTGCTGCGGCTGAGGTTACCAAGCAAGTGCACCAACCCGCTACCATAAAACCCAAGTCCCGGAAGGAACTTGTAATGTACAAAGTACTGTTTTTTAAGTTTACGGGGATCGTTTTCTTTATAGTTACGGCGTATAGATAAAATTTTGCCGGACTGTTTTTCTATAGTGATAATATACGGAACAGCAACCTTTTCATCTTCAGTACTATTTGTTTGCTCAGTGAGGTCATAGTTGCAATGGCATTCGTACAAAATGTATTCATCGGAGTAAGCACTTTGTTCCAAACCACTGATTTGATCTTGGCGCTGAGTAATATCATCTTGTTCATATTGACTAGGCTCCTCTAGATCGATATCTTGGTAAAAACCGTTTTTCTGCATTTTGAGCAAATCGTTTTTGCTCATACGCAAAACATGTGTAACGCGCTCTGCTGTAAACAAATCTTTTGAACCATAAGGTACAATCAAATCTTTAGGCTGAATAACAGGGCTTGTGGCACGGCCTAAATAGCCATCGTAATAAACCTTTTTAAAAGCACTACCGCCATACCCTACAAAATACAGCATTTGATCATATTCGGGGTCAAATTCTTCCATGACCTCCGTAAGCTGGTAATTCATGTATTCTTTTACGCGGTCGGCCTGTGCTTCGATTTCGGGAGTTGAAACACCTAGAATTTGCGTACGTACAGGCCCTCCAGGAGGTAACAACTCTTTATATGCCTGTGCTTGAAACTGTATTACAGCCTCATTTAATATAGGATGAATAACTCCTGTGGCCCCTTCAAAAGGTTCAGTACGCTCTTCATAATTCAAACCGAGCAGAGTTAACCCTTGCTCATATGTTTTACGCCATTCTTCACGGCCTGTATCATCGTCTTCAATCAATGACAACAAATCACTACTGATACGATTAAGCTGCGTTTGGCTTAATGTTTTTGCTAAATTATCACCAAATCCTAAACTGATTGTATAAGCAGGCTCATCGCCCAAAGTAACTACCGCACTGCCATCATCCATCATTTGAACATCAACACTGCCGTAATCTTCTTCAACGTTGGGGGGAATATTAGCGTTGGGTTCTTGGGCGGTGCTATCGATTTCGTACTCATCATTTACGGGATAATCATCTATCTGACCATTGAGTGGAAAAGCACTTACAGGCTGATTACGTAAATCTTTTTCGATATTATTGAAGGGGTTTTTAGCCATCAGTAATAAATCCTTCGTACGGGGGCATTGTTACGTTCGTACACGTAATCCTCGGGATGAGTAATAAATCCACCCTGCCTAAACCGCATAAGCGCCTGAGTCATTGCGTCAACCATATCATCATGCTCGCCAAAAGGAAAGGCCGCGCATTGTTCTATAACCTCTTCGGCCCAACTGGCCTCGGGTGCCCATACCATGCCTGCCTCAAATAACGGGGCAACGGCATTCACACGGCTATGCTTATCATTACCCCTACTGGGGCTAAAGTTCACCACCGGAATACCCATGGACCGTAATTCCTGTGTCAAAGGCAAACCTGCCGCCTTACTTTCTATTAACACAGTTTCGGGCTCCCAATACTTATACTCATCCATGGCGATACGCTTCAGCTCGGGGAATTCCCACCGCCCCTGCTTTGCATCCATAAGTATAATATTAGGGGCGGCATCCTCGGTTGGGTAAAAAACTCCCCACGTTTGTATAGCACTAAAGTCAGCAGTTTGGTTTTTTAAAAAAGCAGTATCATAAGTTTGCATCACATACTGCAACTTGGGTATTTTTTCAGTTTGCCACCTACGCCACCACTCCCGCTTTATAATACTGCTGGTATCAGCCGTAGGGGCCTGCATATACTGCGCTTGCCACTTGCTTAACTGGATACTGGCCTTAACACTTTCTAGCTCCTCTAATTTCCAAAACTCAGGCCACAACGGGTTACCGCTCGGCAAAATAGCAGGAAATTCAATAATTTCCCATTGGTCCGCCTTTGCATCCACGGCACTTTGCTTAAGCAACTTGGCGGTAAGGTCTAACTCACTCCACCGCGTCATAACCACCACTATGGCACCTCCGGGTTGCAAACGTTGGCGCGGGCCACCTTGGTACCATTCCCACGCATTTTCCAACGCCGCCGGACTCATAGCATCCTGCTCACTATGCGGGTCATCGACTATAAACAAATCAGCACCACGGCCCGCAATACTACCGCCCACACCCGCCGCATAATACTCACCACCAACATCAGTCTGCCAACGGTACGACGCCTTACTATCACTCTTCAAACGGACATCAAACACCTGCTGGTAATCAGACATTTCCATAAGGGTTTTCACCTTACGCCCAAAACCAATCGACAAATCAGCCGTATGGGTCGCCTGCATAATCTTCATCATCGGCCTACGGCCCACCATCCAAGCAGGAAACAAATAACTCGCAAACTCACTCTTCGTATGGCGCGGCGGCATATTAATAATCAACCGCTTCAACTCACCACGCGCTATCGACTCAAACTTTTCAGCAACAAGCTCATGGTGCCTGCCCGCTATAAATCCAGGCCAAACAAAACGCACAAAATCTAAAAATGAATCCTTAGCCTTTTCAGCACGGGTAAGGTCAACATATCGTTGAGACAATTCCTTAAGCCTACCAACCGCGTCAGGAGGCACTTGATCTATCTGCGCAAGGCTATAGGACAATGAACCTTTCTCCATGGGATAATTATTGAAATATATTACATATAGGGGCACGGCAAGGGGTACCTTAACCGAGTATCGATCAAAGGGGGGTGCATAATTTTAAAAATTGATAACGAACAGTAAAAAACTCTGTTAAAGTAAAAGTTTTGGCAACGGGCTCGTTTACGGGGGGTGCGGCATAGTGCAGTGCACAATGGCATTTTGCACTGCACATAAGGGTACCTTTATATAAACAAATGTTTATATAAGCAAATGTTTATATAGCAGGCGCAAAAAAACCCGTGGCGCATTGCGCCACGGGCCATTGTGCGTGTAATTTTACACCGTTAAATGTAAAAAGGCCGTGCCCCATGTGGCACTGCTAGGGCTGTACCCGCCATTTAACATAGCTAACAAACATACTGGGTTGTTTGGCGTATGTGCGGCCACGGTGCCAATGTTACAGCTTGGCCCCGTTTTGCACCATACCCAGTGCGCACCCAAAGTTGGCACCGCAAGCAAGTTGTTTTGTAACAGTGCCCGCGTGCTATGCGGCTTGCCATTGTAACCAAAGGGCACTGGGCCCTTAAGCCCTTGCGCTTGCCAGTTGGCTTGCACGCCCGCTTGTTTAACAATTTTTACATTGGCCCAATTGCCGCCCGCGTTGGCATTTGCCCATGCGCGCAATGCCTGCACCGTTACGGGCGCGTTGGCCGTGCCAAACAATGCGGCGGCGGCGGCGGTGGTATTGGCGGCGGGGGCCGCCTTTGCGGCGGGGGCCGCTTTTGTTGTGTTAACCATGTTTAAACCCTTTTTGTAACGTAAGCAAAATTGCTTACAATAAAAACAATAAACTAAAATTTTTAAAAATAAAACAAAAAAGTAATATAAAAATAAAAAAAGTTATATGCGATGCACAATAAAATTGATGCGATGCACAAGGAACATTAGACGATTTGAATATTAGACGATTTGAATATTAGACGATTTGAATATTAGACGATTTGAATATTAGACGATTTGAATATAAGAAAATAGTAAGAAGAAAATATATTAGGAGTGGTTACGGTAGCTACGGTCCACGTTTCTCAATGGGGTTGGCGACTGCTCGTCTCAATGGGATTGGCGATTTGACAATTTGATTTTGCGACGATTAGATGAAAACCGAACGCCGAAGAAAAAGCGCGCCGACATTGCCGACGCGCCTATTTTATTTATGCCGCGACCAAGTGAATAAAAGCCTGCCCCCAAGTTTTGGACGATGGACTATAGCCGCCATTGAGCAACGCAAGTAGACAAGCTGGATTATTAGGCGTATGCTGCTTGACAGTACCGATGCCCGCTTTAGGACCAGATTTACACCATGTCCAGTGGTCAGCAACCGTTGGACTTTCCAACAAGTGATTTTGTAAAAGGGCACGTGTGCCTATTGGATTTCCATTATAACCAAAAGGTACCGGACCTTTAAGACCCGCTTTTTGGAAATCGGCAACGATATTGCCTTGCTTTACAATTTTCACCTTGGACCAGTCACCGCCCGCATTGGCATTGACCCATGCCCGAAGCGATTGTGTTGTGACTTCTGCGTTTGCTGTACCGAAAAGAGCGACAGCTTCTGATTTAGCATTTGTTTTGACAACTGCGACTTGCTTAGACATATTTGACATCCTTTTTTATGGTAGGCCCATCGCCTACAATTAAAAGTATACATAAAGATAAAATAAAGATAAACACTTTTTTCTCAAAAATTATCTTTTTTGATGATTTGATGATTTGATGAAAAGATCAAAATAAAATGCGACAACATGAAGGTCAATGGTCCATGAAGATTCAACCGTTAATAACGGTCATCTCTCATTGTTTTTAGCATAATCATCTTTTAAAATTGACTGCATGAAAATCAACGCATCAACATAATCATGCTCAGCAGCCTCCCAAGCAGGAGCCACTGACAATGGACCTTCATCTACTAATCGTTTAATCGTCGAGCCTAAATAAATTTTGAGGGATTGTCTGTCTGGGTGGCTCACCAAGTTAAAGACATTACAAGCATACAAGCATCTTTTTGTCTGCCATGCGATTTGTTGCGGTCTCCATAGGTTTTTAACGATAACCCCTTTAGTCTTGACGACCTTCAATTCAACCCAAAGTTCCTGACCTTTGCATTTTTGCAAACTATCGCAGCGCACAATTCCATTCATATCGGGGATGCCGCTCCCTACCCATGCCTCTAAACGTGTCCAGTCAACCAGTTCTTTCGTGGCATTATTCCAACGATTCCAAAGACTTCTTTCTGGTTGGCTCATTCTTTTTTTCTTTCATAGGGATCACATCAATCACAGGAGATGAAGCAAGCATCAATGCAGGAAACTCTTTTTGCAAGCGCCTGATTTCTTCTAAAACTTGGTGTTTATCCATTTGATCTATTTTACCGACTAATATTTCTTGTCGACTCACATACAATCCTGCGACCTGTCCTCTTGCTTTTTCTGCTGACACTGCAGCTGGATAATTATTGGCCTGAATTGCCATATCTCTAATTTGTGCGAGTCTCATTACATGGTTTTCAAAGGTGACGTCGTACTTTTTTGCAAGCTCTTGTTTAAGCTCACGCACACGATTGACCACATGAGGAAAAATGTTCCAATTCATGAGTTTGGAACCTTGGACACCTGCTGCTTTTTCAGAATATCCAGCCTTGATAGCGGCCTCGGTATAGGTAAGATCTTCAGAAGCCATAATCCGTGCAAAGCGTTCTTGCATTTCGGTTAAGCCTAGTTCTTGTTTTGGATTTCCTGCCATCGGGACGTATCCCCGCTTTTTTGGTTTCGGTCCGGGACGCGCCATTTTTCTTAATTTTCTCCTAAAAACAACTTTTCCTATAAGGGACACATACTTATACAATATATTATCGTAAGTTATTGAAAAGTAAAATGATATTAAGATATCGTCTTTTTGCCATATAGAAATTTTTTTAAAAATGTTTCTCGCGCGCGCGCGCAACGGAACTTTTTGAATATCAGTTTTCCCTGTTTCTTTTACCTATTTCTCTGTATATATTCTATAACCCCTTGTAATCATTGCTATATATCAAGATATTTTAATCCACGATAAAAAATAAAAACACCGATCCATTTTAAAAAACAGCATATCTTACTATCTGTTTATTTTTCAATTACTTACTTACTATATTTCCAATATCATTCATTCCCTTATAAGGAATTTTAAATGTCACCTCGTTTAATACCATGGATGGCGCTCTGAAGACTAAAATAGTGCATGAGTTTACCATGTGCTGTAACGACTTTCCACTTTTTCGCTTTACGACTGTAAGTGGCCCAAGCGTAGACTGCGGCATTTTTTGTGATGGTGTAAACCCCGTCGGCCTCGCGATGATAGTAGATCATTTACGATACTCCTTTATGCCTGTGTAGATTAAAAACGCGCCTGCGATTATTACGAAAATGATGGGTGCATGGGTAGTGTATACTACCCAGATGTCATACAGTTCCATGTGACTTTTGCCTTTTATGTTGATTAAACGTTTTCTTTTTTAAGGATTTCGGGCGCCATTTTGGCGTGCCGGAGGAAACGTAAGAGTTGTGAATTTTTAATTTTTTCTATTTCGGCTT